CGGCACAGGCAACAATAAGAGAACTTACTAGGGCCATGCAAACAACAGAAAAGAAAACACCTTCTGTTCCTCTTCTTCCAAAAACACAACAATACCGCTAAGCAGGTGGTATTAGTGAAGTTGGCTAATATAGAAAAAGACAAAATGCCATCAGAAGAAATTCTGAGGATATTTGAAAAAACTAGAGTAGCCTATCTTTCGGCAAAAGAAGACCCGGATGAATATGGGGGTCGTTGGCGTAACGCTATAGAAATGATTAGAGAATCATATGGAGAACTAGATGCCGCAGGTAAAGAATTAAAAAACCATATTCCTGATATAATAATAAATGATAAAGAAGCAAAAAACCCTTTGAGTTCTCAAGCACAAAAAATATTTCAAGGAATAAAACAACTAAGATACACTTCCGATTTAATTGATGACCCGTTTGCTAAAAGATTCAAAGGTGATGTCTTGGAGGCATTAATGTCTAATCCGGAAACAATGATGAAATTTGTCCATTATGCGTTAAGAAACGATAATAAAGCACTTTCTCCCGAACTATTAGCAATCAAGGACATAGAAAAAGACGATATTACGGAGGGTCTTGACGGTCTTGACCTAGAATCGGACGATATATCCCTGTATATTATTGAGCATTATGGAGATGGAAAGGACTCTAAGGAAGTAGAAAAGAAAGTCAAGGCTGGTATGGAGATGCTCGACCTGTTGCTTTTGTCTAGGCACAGCGAAGAATATGTTGAGGATTTGAAGGATATAGAAAAGTCGGAAGAAGAGAAGTCTCTATCAGATTTTATCATACCTAACAAACCAATGTATAGGATTTTTGAAATTGATGATATCAAAGAACTAAAAGGGTTTAGTGGAAGTTGGCTCATACAAGAAAAATATGATGGTATGAGAATACAATTACACAAGATAGACAATACTATCAAAATATTTTCTTACAATGAAAAAGATATTACAGATAAATGTAAAGACCAAGAAAAAGAATTAAAACAAAAAAAATACGGGGATTGTATTCTAGATGCAGAATTAATTTTGTTTGATGACGGTGAACCTCTTCATCGTGCCGATACTATTGCTCATATTTTTAAAGGCAAATATCCCGATGCAGAACTAAGATGTCATGTATTTGATATTATGCGACACAATGATGAAAACCTGTTAGATGAACCATTAGAAAGAAGAATAACTACTTTGTTTAATAACTATTCTTCTCATTCATCAGATGCTATCAATTTTCCATCTAAGAAAGATACTAGAGAAGCAGATAATCTAAAAGATGTAGAAGAATATTCTAAAAAAATTATGGATATGCCTACTTCTGAAGGAGTGGTAATAAAAGACATTACATCTACCTATTATGTGGGGACTAGGAAAAACCCAAAATGGATTAAATGGAAAAAGTTTGTAGATTTAGATGTAGTTGTTTTAGATAAGAAAAAAACCAAAAGTAATTTATTTTCTTATACACTTGGTATTGATATTGGCCCAACCGATGAAGAAGGAAAATATATCAAAGAAGTTGATGGCAAAAAATACATGGAAGTCGGTAAAGCACTCAATACCAAAATAGCAGTAGATGTTGGGGATATTATTAGAGTCATGGTAGATGAAGTCAAGAGAACGGGAGATAGATATACTCTTTTCTCGGCAAAGGTCATAGAAATACCCGAAGTAACTATGCCGGATAAAGTAGTAACATTAGAATTCCTTTCACAAGATACTAAGAGGTCTTTGAATTACGATGTTAGTGCTTTAGAAAAAGGGCTTCTAGTTACTGATTATATTCATGGAGAAACCAATGTTATCATCAAAGGAGATTTAGATGGTTTTACAATTTATGGTTTCGAGGAAAACAATCTTATGTCTAAGAACGCTTTGGCAGACTTAGATATGTGGAAATCTAAAGCAGAAGAAATAATGAAAACCAAGCAATCTAAATTAACGGGTGCTATATTTCAATATCTAAAAGGAAATGGAAAGAAATCAGTTGAAGAAGTTCATGATTATTTAACAGATGACCATGGTTCTTTATACGAAGATGTCATTCAAGGAAAAATATCTGAACTAAAAGAGTGGGCTGAAAAAAGAGATGGTATAGAGTTTGAAGATGGTAAATTTTTTGCCAATCCTAGTAAGATAATGCTAGAAGATGATATTAAAAAAGAGTATAAAACCCCTAATAAGTATAGGGAAGGAGAATTCAAAATATACTCTAGACAAGATAATCAAATTAATATCATTATGAAACTAGGTGACGAAACAATAAATTGGTTGATAAACACCGAAGATGAAAAAGAACTGTTTGATTTATTTGGTAAAGCAGGAAAATATCCTGCTGAGGTCGCTAGGTCTTTTGAGAGAGAAAAAATCATTGATTCGGGAGAAGTAGAATTAGGAGTCCAAACACATGGCTATCACGAATATTTCCTAAAGGGAAACAAGTTTGAAACTAAACTTCATATTCGAGTAATACCCGTTAAAGGCCAAAGACTGTGGTTGGCTTGGACTGGATTTAAGCAAGAACCAGCAGATAAAGACTCAGATAAAGGTATATGGAACATATATGAAGATAAGTTCAAAGGAACTAGAATACCGTCTAAATAGTGTGTTCTTTATATAGTGGTTAGGGTAACAAGGAGTTGAGGAGGATGATTTCTGCGGTAGTTAGAAACAACGCTACAGATTTCAGAATTCTTAAAAATCAAGAAGATTTGATGATTGGAGGATATGCAAGCATCGAAATCGTTGATAAACAAAATGACCTAATCACCCTCAAAGCACTACAAGAAGCAGTAGAAAAATATATGGAGAACCCAAAATTTAGAAATGTAATGACAAATCATTCTAATGTTCAAGTAGGAGAAGTAGTAAAATCATATAGAGATTCAAATGGAAAACTATGGAAAACAGAAGTAGATGATGTAGGATTTTTTGTAGTAATTAAATTAAGAGACGATATAGAAAAAGCCAAAGAAATAGGAAGAGGCGTAAGAAAAGGTTCATTGAGGAGTTTTAGCATTGGAGGACAGGCAATACAGAAAGTAAAGAAAAGCCACCCCGAACTAGGACAATACAATGAAATAAGCAAACTAGAACTACATGAGGTTACAATCTGTGAAAAAGGAATAAACCCGGAAGCAAAGTTTGATATTTTAAAACAAGAAAAGGAAGTAAAAAATATGAGCAAAATAGAAAAAGCACTTGAAGAGTTAGATGCGCTAATGGCAGAAGTCAATACTCTACGCAAGGAAGAAGATATGGAGAGTATGGATATGTCAGAAGATGAAAAGATGATGAACGAAAAAATGATGGACGAAAAGATGGCTGACGAAAAAATGGCTGAAGAAGATGAGAAAATGGCTGAAGAAAAAGGCGCATATCATGATGAAGAAGCAAAAGCAGTTGTTTCAACTCTTGACGGAGCCGGTGTTGAAATCGGTGAGCCAGCAGATAGAGTCATTATTGAAGGTGGCAGACCTAAAGCATCTGACCTACCAGTTGTAAAAGCATTTGAGAATAAAGAACTACAAACTCTTGATTTGTCTAATGCTAACATCGAGAAAGCATACGAGGCTTTCCGACAAGAACAACTAGAAAAGTTGGCATACGACAACTTGCAGAAATCATTTGAGTCTCGATTTGCGGCTGAAGTAGCACATAAAGAGAATGTTCTAGCAAAGTCAGAATATGATGCACAAAATGAAATCGCTTCTCTAAAAGAAGAATTTACTGCACTAAGAAAGTCTTTAACTGCTGAAAAGGAAACAATCCTAAAAGCACAAGAAGAATCAACAGTAACACTCCCAACTATGGAAGAACTAGCCGATATGGACTGGAATGATATCCACAAGATGGTAGGAGGCATTTAAGATGAGTTACATTAATACAATCGCAGATTTAGAAGCAAGAACTTATGGACTAACCGGAGCAACCGGCTTTAACAACCAATTGTTGAAGCAAGCGGGAACTGTTGCAGGTATTCATGTTAGTCATGATACCAATGCAGCAAGTGTCGCAGGTGGCGTTGGAATTGGCGATGTCGGTGGTCTTTACAACAAGGTTTTCGGACAAAAAGTTTGGTCAATGCTAAACAGGGAATGTAATGCTCTTTCAGTTATTTCAAAGAGGCCATATACATCTAGTGGATGGAGAATAATGACAGAAAGACCTGCTGGCGGAAGCGGAAACGCTTTAGCAGTAGCGGCAAACAGTGATGATGGCGTTAGTGCGCCAACTGCTTCAAATATCGGTTCAGCAACCCCAAGAGCAGACGCTATTGGTGGTGTTCCGGAAAATGCACGATTAGACAATGCAACTGATGGACTAGCGGCTATTGCTCCTACCTATACTACACTATTTACAAGTCCTAAAATAATTGCACATCAATTCGACTTTAGCGAATTGGCTATGGAAATGGCAGCAATTGATGATGGAATCGGTGACATTAGAGCGCAAATGAGAGAAGACATGGGTAAGCATCACGCTGAAGTTCAGAACAAAATGCTAGTTATGCCACTTGAATTCTACCTTGGTTCCGGAAGCAGCGAGTCTCTTGATTTACTAGATAGAAACTATACTTCTCTATTGAAGGTTGTATCTTCTTCGGCTGAAATCGCACAAATGGATTCTGATGATTTCTACTCTCTAAAGTATGATAACAATTCAGGAACAGATGACGCTGACAATGAAGGAATGAAGAGACTTTACGGAACTGTTCGTGGTGCATCAGGTTCAGGATTCCTAGATGCTCAAGTAGATGATAATAATGATTATTCCGCTACTGGTGGTCGTCAATTAACTTTGACTGTAATCAACAATACTCTAAGACTACTTCGTGAAGCCGGTGGTTCACCAAAGGTTATCCTAACTGGATATGATACCATTCAAACTCTTGCTGACTTACTACAAGCACAAGAAAGATTCATGGATAGAAAAGAGATTGTCCCAACTGTAAACGGTGTTAGAGGAACAAAGGGTGCTGAAGTAGGATTTAGAGTTTCTACATACTACGATATCCCATTGATTCCTGTAGCGGCTATGTCTAAAACATCTGCAACTTCTAATCCAATCAGTGATATGTTGTTCCTAGATACTGACCATCTATGGTTATCTGTTATGAAACCAACTCAATACTTTGAAGATGGTATCGCTAGCGGAAACCCATTCGGTGTTGGAACTCTAGGTAACAAGGCTCTTTACCGAACAATTGCAGAAGTCGGTTGTTCATACTTTAAAGGCCAAGGCAAGATTACCAACCTACTGTGAGGTGTTTAAATGACACATTCAGTAAGATTGGTAGCAGACCATAAAGGATATACTAAGCCTAAAGTTGTAGGCGATGAATATGTGGTTGATGCAGCAATAGACATAACTGCCTATGTTCAAGGCGGTGTAACTATTACTGCTG